ACGAGCGATCAGCCCTCTCGACCCGATAAGCCGGTCGCCCAGATCGAGTGGGTCTATGCGTGCCTGTTTATGATCGTAAGGACCGCTCGCACGATTCAGCTGGTATTATCGACGACGGACGATGAGATAGTCGAATCCGGCCCCGCCTGGGAATTCCTGTTCAACACTCCCGACCAGCCCTATATGGCCTTCATCTCCGACACCGTCGGCTATTTGACCCTGCACAACGAGGTCTATTGGATTACGGTCGATCTCGATGGGGTTAGGCCCAAGCGAATCCTCGTCGCCGGCCGCGATACCTGCCGGCCGGTAATTCGCCGTGGCGTCGTAGTCGGCTACGAGCTGAAGGCCGCCGAAGGCCGCCGAATCCCGCTATTTTTGGAAGATGTCTATCCGATAATCGACTTTAATCCCGACAATCGTCACGGCGGTGTCGGACCCCTGGACTCCGCCAAGCTGCCTATCAGCACGTCATACCAGGCGACGCTACTCAACGAGGCGACCCTGGCCAACGGCGCCCGGATCGGCGTGGTACTGACCGTTCCGCCGGGCGTCAAGCTCGATCCCGACCAGATCGCAAGGATGAAGTCCGAGTTCGCCGCCCGCCACGGCGGCGCCCGCAACGCCGGGCTGGCCTTCCTGGCCACGGGCGGCGTTGACGTTAAGCCGTTCACCCAGACCATGGCCGATCTTCAGATGCTCGACTTGAGAAGATTCGACGCCGCCAGTATTTGCGCCGCCTTCGGCGTTCCGCCCGAACTGGTCGGGTTGAACCCGGAGGCCCAATACGCCCACGGCCCCGCCCAGCAGCGGTTCATGGAGAATACGGTATCTCCGATGCTGAGCTATCTCGCCTATCACATCACGATCGGGATTCTCAACAGGTTCAAATTCGATTCCGTCTCGCGCGGCCTTTCCGTAGAGAAAGCTGGGTCGTTTTGCGGGGCAAGGCTGCCGTTGCGTTCGCGGAGCTGCTACCGGCGTGAGAAGGTCAAGGCGATTCAGTCTCAGTCCTCTCTCTTCGCCTGGTTCGATCTTACCCAGCATCCGGCGATGCAGGCACAGCAAAGGGCTACCGCCGAGAGCGTTCTGAAGTTCACGCAGCTTGGCGTTCCCCTGAACGATCTTATCGAGGCCCACGACCTGCCCTACCAGACCCAGGCCTGGGGTAACGACTGGTGGGTCGGTATGGGCCAGGTCCCGGCGAGGTTCATTATGGAGGGCGGCATGGAGTCCGTCACCGGACCATCCCAGCCGGAAGAGCCGGAAGAGGAAGGAATTCAAAATTCAAAATTCAAAATTCAAAATTCCTCTGTGCCCTCTGTGGCTAAAGATTCCGAGGCCCAGCGGCTTCGGTTGTGGCGATCCTGGGCCAATAGCTGGCTCGGAATCGAGAAGGAGTATTCCGAGTCTCTGCGTCTGTTCTTCGTCCGTCAGCAGCGGATTTTGACCAAGAAACTAAAAGACGCGCTATCCGAATCCCGCTCTGTGCCCTCTGCGGCTAAAGACCATAGTGACATTATCGCCAAAGTCGTCTTCGATTTGAAGGTCGAGGCCGGCAAGTTGAAGGTGATCAATCATACATTCTTTTTGAAGGCGTCCGAGCTTGGCGTTCGCCAGTCGCTTACCGAGGTGTTAGGCTTGAAGGGCGAGAAGCTCTCCGCCGCCGCCGAGCAGGCGAAGGCCCGCCCAGCGATCAAGCGTAAGCTCTTAATCTCCGCCCGCAAGATAACCGGCGTTAACAGCACTACTCAGGAAATGGTTGCCGATCAGTTGCGTACCGGTTTGGAGGCGGGCGAGGGGCTCGGGGAATTGACCGCCCGAATCCGGAATGTTTTAGGCGATAATCGCAAGCGTGCCGGCCGGATCGCACGCACCCAGACCGCCGGCGCCGTCGGCACCGGCAGGCACGAAGGCTTCCGGTTCGCAGGCATGGAATTGAAGACCTGGCTGTCCAGTCGGGATGAGCACGTTCGACCCGCCCATCGCGAGGCCGAGTCCAGGTACGCGGACGGTATTCCGCTCGATTCGTTTTTCGTGGTCGGCGGCGAGAATCTGATGTACCCCGGCGATCCGTCCGGCTCGGCCGCCAATATAATCAACTGCCGTTGTGTGGAGCTCGCCAAATCCGCCGCCGGCAAGTCGTTCGATTCATGGCAATTTTACTCTTATTCAGATATGCAGCGTGACATAGCTGCGAAGAAGGAGTCTTCCAATGCCGCAACAGGTTAAGGATTTTAATCAGGAGCGTCATCTATTCCTCAAAGTTAAGCAGGTTTCTGAGTCGAATCAGAACGTCGTGCAAGCGACGGTTAGCACCGACGAGATCGACCGCTACAACGAGATTGTGCAGCCGGCGGCGTTCAAGGAAGCCCTGCCCGCCTTTCTCGCCAACCCGATCGTCCTTCCCGCCCACCAGCACAGGCTGGAGAATGGCGAGCCGCCGGTGATCGGCATGGTCTTGATCGAAACCATTCGCATCAACGAACACTCGATAGACATGAGCATACAATTCGACGACGACGTTCTCGGCCAAAAGTACGCAGATAAATACCGCAAAAAATTCATGCGGGCATTCTCGATCGGTTTTCGCGGCCTCGAAGGCCAGTATCAGGACCTCGATAAGACGCGGGTCTGGACCTGGAATAAGATTGAGCTGTTAGAAGTATCCGCCGTCGCCGTCCCCGCCAATCGCGGGGCATTGGCGAGGGCGTTGGGCTTCTACGAGAGCGAAGAGAAGAATACTCTGGTCCATGATCAGTTGACCGAATTACTCTCTCAAATTAGTTCTTTAACCGTCAGTGTAAATCTGTGTAAATCCGTGTCTGAAGAAATTCGGACCGACCTCGAAGATATCAAGTTATTATTAGTCCCCGATCAGGACGGCCTGGCGAGAGAGCTGCTGCTCGGCGAGCTCGACGATCTGTCCGATCCGGGCGGGGATAATATTGCCGAGCAACTCGAACGAATCAATATCGCATTAAATGAGAAAGGATAATTCTTATGCCAAAAGCAATTGAACAGCAAATGAAAGAGACCGCCGACCTGATTGAGACGGCGGTAACGGACCTCAAGGCCAACAAGGCATCCAAGTCCGAGGTATTGGCCCTGATCGATGAGCGGACTAAGGACGACAAGGATCGGATCGCCAAGACCCAGACCGACGTCGCCGCTCTCAATAGCGGAATCGCCGAGCAGAAAGAGGCGATGGCCGCCCTTCAAAAGCAAATTCGCCGCATCAACCAAACCGAGCCTTCGGAGCTCGGCCTGGGCCGCAGCAGGTATGGCGGCAGTTTCTCTTCGCCCCGCGAGGCGAAGACCTTCGCCCTGCTCGTTATGGCCGGCGTCTTGGCGAATGAATCCAAGATGCAGAAGCGGTTCGACGAGGTACGCAAGTCGTTAGACGATCTCGGCGTCGAGCCTCTCTGGATCGGCGTGGACGGTAAGAAGACGATGACCGGCACTTCGCAGACGGGCGGCGGTGCGCTTGTCACCGTCGAGCAGTCGCCGACCGTCATCCTGCTCCTGGAGCAGTACGGCAAGTACCGTGCCAACGCCCAGATAATGCCGATGGGCGCCGGCTCGACCTTAGTCCCCAAGATCGACGGTCTCTTGACCGTTTATTGCCCGGGCGAAGGCGGGGCGATCACCGCCGGCGATCCCGCGATCGATACGGTCGCAATGACGCCAAAGACTCTGTGCGCCTTGACCGCCTTCAGTATGGAGCTCGAGGACGATTCCCTGGTCGCCCTGGGCGAGCTGCTGGCGAACCTTTTCGCCAGGAGCTTCGCCTATTACGAGGACCTTTGCGGCTTCCTGGGCGACGGCACCTCGACGTACTTCGGCTTCAAGGGTATTACCGCCGCCCTGAAGGCGGTCGACGCGACGATCGGTAATATCAAGAGCCTGGTAGTAGGCGCAGGCAACGCCTACAGTGAATTGACCTTGGCGAACTTCATCGATGTCCCCGGCATACTGCCCGACTTCGCCGATAACGGCGAGGCCAAGTGGTACATGCACCGGTACCTTTACTATTCGGTCGCGGTCAAGCTGGCACTGGCTGCCGGCGGCACGACGGGTACTGAAGTTATCATGGGCGCCGGGCAAAGGAGAAAGATGTTCCTCGAATACCCGGTCGAGTTCGCCCAGGTAATGCCCAAGGTTGCCGCCAATTCCCAAATCTGCGCTCTCCTGGCCAACCTTCGCCAGGGTGCCTACCTCGGCACCAGGGGCGGCATCGAATTCGCCCAGTCTGAGCATCGCTACTTCGACCAGGGCCTGATGGCCGTTCGCGGCCGCGATCGCGTGGCGATCAACGTCCACGGCGTCGGCGATACGACGGATGCAGGCCCGATCTGCGGCCTGATCACCGCCGCATCCTAATCCGCCGACTGCGGATCTGAAATTTGAAATTTGAAATCTGAAATTTGAAATTCATGGGGGTGTTGAAAAGGCTCTTTAGAGCGTGATTAACTTTGTTTTAAGAAAGGATTATTATGGATATAAGAGCGATGTTGAAGGCCCTGAAATTCGGCCTTTTAACTTATCCTCAACTGAAGGATAACGGGGCATTGGCGAACAATACCTATATCGATACCCAGGGCCTCTCGGCCCTCCTGATCCTCATTCAGGTTGGCGCTATCGATATCGGGCTGGGTTCGACTCTCGCAACGACCCCGCCTCTGGTGGAAGAGTGCGATACGACCGGCGGCACTTACACCGCCGTCACCGGTGCGGCCCTCTCCGCCTGCCCGGGCGCCAGCGACGACGGCAAGTTGTACGGGATCTACGTCGATCTGACCAAGACGCACAAGCGTTATATGCAGGTCCAGGCCCCGACCGCCGGCGACGGCGAGGCGGGCGTCGCCGCCGCTATCCTGGCGATCGGCTTTCCGTCCGACGTAATGCCGAGGTCCGCCACGGAGATGGGCCTGGCCGAATTGATCTCGGCCTAACCCGCAATGCGACGAATTGTAGCCACAGAGGGCACAGAGGTTGAAATAATTCTCTCCTTCCTCTGTGTTCTCTGTGGCAAATTTGAAATCTGAAATCTGAAATTAACCGTGAGGTTCTTATGTGGATCAAAATGCTCGAAACATTCGCCGGCCCGCCAGGCCTGTTTTTGAAGGGGTTAAAATATGACCTGTCCGAAACCGTCGTCAGGCAAATCAAAGTCAAAGGACGAAAACTCTGGGAAAAGACAATCGCCCCCTGGGGCGATGCCTCTATCGTCCCGGGTATACGAATCCCCGAACAACCGGCAGTACAGCCCACAGTCGAGTCGCCGGTACCGAACGAAGTGACCGGCGATTGAAGCGGGAAGGCCTATGCCCCTGAATCAAGTACAATCGAATAGTACATTCACAAGGAAATTGTTATGAAAATCTGGAAACCGTTGTATTGTAACTGCTCGATTCAGATGACAGACGACTGGAAAACGGGCAAGAATATCTTGAAGGCTTGCTCTGCGCACGAGAACATCACGGATGCAGTCGATCTCTACGATACCTGTCTGGCCGAAAGCAGACGGGCTATGGACATCCTCCGAAGCGTCGAGAACCAAATGCCCGAAGTCTTTGACGTGGTTCTGGACGGCGACGGGAAAATAGTCAGCAAGGATTTTAAGCCGGGCAGGGAAATCCGGTTCTCTTACGGCAAGAGGCCGGACGATAGAACTCTAAATGTTGAATTGGTTGGATTCGGTTGGGCGGCGAGAGCCAGAGCCATAGA